TTCTCTTAATTTTACTTTTGGCCTTACTAGATTTTGTACAAACTCAATTGCCTGTTGTTCAATGTTGCTGTACGTGCTGTTTGTCATTTCGGCAATTAAGTGTGGAGGCACTCCGTAAATTCTGCAAATATCTAGCACACTCATTTTTGATGCTGCGATATATTCCGCATCTTTTGGAGACATTGAAATTTGTCTATACTTCATTCCTCCGCCCAAGACAGGTATGGCCGCCGTGTTTTTGTAGTCCTGTAAAACAGAAAGGAAAGACCGCCTTAGTTCTGCGATCTGCTCCGTTTTTAACGCCGCCTCGCTTTCAATTATACCCTTAGCGTACCCGCCATTTTTGTACATATTTGCGGCGTATTGGTTTGCCGCTATTGCCATTCCAAAAGTTTCACGCGCTGCCTGTAACGGGCTTTGGCCTATCAATCCGTCATCTGAAAAGTTCTTAAAATGCAGTATTTCCCAATCGTGTACAATTTGATTCCTTCCCTCTATGTCGCTATATTGGTAGTATAGTTTTTTATCCTTTAAAAACGGTTTTACACAATCGGGGTGCAAAATCTCCATTTTAGAAATTTTGCCAAAACGCCCAAAGTAAAGACGGGTGTAAGAATTGCCGCGCAATGATAAATGTAGTTCGCTTGTGCTGTCGAAAGTAAAGCGGCTATATAAATCGTTTGGCTCTAAACAGGGTATAATGTATTCCGGCGTATCTGTCACCTCTATTGTATCGCCATTTGGCAGCCTTTCATAAAGTCCCAAATGTAACGAGGCGATTGTATTGGAAATAATCCTACAACACGCATAAACGGCACTAATAGAAAGAGCGGCCTCTGGTGTAACGTTTACGCCTGAAAGAGACTGGTTACCGCCTCCAATCCAATCAATAAACCATTGTTCTGGATTTTGCAGGGTGCTGCGTTCCTCAATTTTCGGCTGTTGCTGTATTGGAGCATACCCAAAACTTCCTAATATTTTTTGTACTACGCCCATGTTTGCACAAAGATGAGGCAATAAGCAAGCCAAAAGGATATATTTTTGTTAACTGTTGGGTTAACGTGCTGTATTATTGTGGGCATTGCTTATCTTTGTGGCTTAATTATTAAAACTTTTATAAGAAAATGAACAAAGAGAAAATTTACACAATGTTAAAAGAATGCGCATTACTAACACCTGTAGAGCGGGCATATTTGGCGAAAAAACTAATGGAGTTAATCATTGAAGAAATTGAGAACAAACAAGTTTTTGTCGGTACACATGATAAGTCTATCCATATTACTAAAAAAGATGCCGCCCGCCTTTTGTCTGTTTGCCCGTCCACAATAGACAATGCCGCTCGCGCTGGAAAATTAAAACGCCATTATGTCGGTAAATCTGTACGGTTTGAGCGGGATCAGGTTTTGGCATTAAGAAGCGATAAAATTTATTGGTCGTGAACACAAATAAAAGAGCCATAACACGTTACCGCGTATGGCTCTCCAAAAAAATGAAAACAATTTCTATTACACTTCCTATTCTTTACAACTAATCACCTCTATACCATTTTAGTATAAAGGCGTTAATCCTGTCTTTGCGGGTAAAGTATTTTTTATGTAGCCTATTTTTCTTGTTGGCTCTTATTTTTTTATCTGCCTTGTATTGCCTTTCTTCGCCTGGTCGCAAAAGCGTATCGCCAACAAATTTAAAAATCTTTTCCTGTTTCATTTCATTCTTTACGGTTCTTTTGGTTTTATAACTAAGTCATGCCCGACAATACTACCTTGCAAATTTATTTCTTCTTTGCCCTGCATTAATTCTGCCAACTTTTTGCCCGGTACTGTATATCCTACGTAGTGGCCGGGCTGCTTTTCCTTGAAAACAATCATAGTTGCTTGCTCAATTAAAATGCCACCGTTTGCTAGTTTCTTTTTTTTCTTTTTCATAACTTAAACGCTTTTTGAATAAATTTAAAAACAGGCTCTATCACAAGTCTTGCAACCCTCTTTAGATGCCAATTTGCAGCAAACCTGCTATACATAAGCGAGTTTTTCATGTAGTATTTTTGATCTTGTGTTAGTTCTGAAAACTCGGGCATTCCTTCGTATTTACCAAAGATGTCATTGTAGTATTTTTCAAAAAAATCTTCTTTCATTTATTTTTCTTTTTCATCGGTCGTTACAGATAATTTGCACGTGCGGCTATGTGTAAACGCGTCCACTTTGATTGGCTCACCAAATTCAAATACCCGTTTTAGGTGTTCAATCGGAATATCGTCAATTATTTTATGTGCCAAATCCCTACAAATACGATCGTCTGCGTTGTCGCCTAGTGATTCATACCCTATGTTTGACACGTGTACCTTTGCTACAAAATATTCCATACAATAAAACTGTTTTTTATTTTTACCCCACAAAGATACTAACTATTGGTTAACTTCAACTTATTTAACCGCTTTATTTTTTCACGCCTCGACATTGATGCCTTAAACGTCTCATATTTGACGTATTGCCTACTGCCAGTCTTTAAAACCATGTCGGCCTCGGCTCGTAAATAACAAGCGTATCGAATTATATCGGGTGTCTCTTTTACCTTTTCCAAGTAAAGGTTCATAAATAATTCCGTCCTTTCGTTTCTGTTCATATTGTCTTAATTATAAAATTGCAAATAAAACATCGTTGCCCGTATTGTCCCGGTGTTCCGCCCATTGACCGCCCGCCATAACAGCCGCAACCGCTGGATCAATCTTTTCAGAACTTGCAGACTTGTCTAATCTAACATTTCCCTGTGCGGACGTAACTACTTGCGCGTTTGATATAGCCCACTTTAGGATAGGGTCGCCGCCGTGTTCAAATGAGTGAGATAAAGCCAATCTTTCAAACTCGCTTACAGCTGGGGACATTATCGCTGGTTTTTGGGCGAATGATTCCATTTGTACGCCCTCCTCAACTAAATCCGTAACCAATTGTGTGGATTTGTACGGGTCGTATCCTATACTGTGAATGGCGTATGTTTCGGATATCTCGAGTATCTTTTTTTTGATAAAACTAAAGTCCGTTACGTTGCCAGGTGTTAGCATCATGTAGCCGCTTTCCGCCCATTCGATATAAGGAACGGCATCTAATTCCGCTCTTTTGTACGCCGTATCTTCGGGGCAAAAAGACCATGATAATAACTTGATTCGTTCGCCCTCTTTTTCGGGCGGAAAAATCAATACAATAGATGAAAGGTCAGATACTAACGCCAAGTCTAAACCACCAAAACACGTACGGCCTTTTAAACTTTCGCGCAACTGCTCAACGGTTGCGCCCTCGGTGTTTGCTTTCCATACGTCGGCTGCCAACCATTCACTATGCGCCCGCAACCATACATTTAAATTTTTCCTTAGAAAGTTGTTTTTAAAGGATATACCCTGCGATATTGCGCGCTGGTAATCGTCCCGTAAATTTTCAATTATTACCGTTTGCCCTAGTGACGGGTTTGGCTTTTGCCACATCTTTTCATCCTCCCAATCGTCCCCCTCATCCAAATCAAAAATAAAAGGGAGTGTGCCGCCCAATGGTACAACCTCATCCAATCCCTGTTTACAAAACTTTTCAAATTGGGCGCATGGGCTATCGGGATTATCGCCCGCCGTCGTTATTATCCACGTCATCGGACTGTGACGGCTCACCATGCCCGATTCAACAACGTTTAACATTCCGTTTGTTTTGTGGGCGTGGTACTCATCACATAGGCCGTAAAATGGGTATGCTCCATCTTCGCCTTTGCTGTCTTGTCCTAGATATGTGGTAAATGAACTGCCCGAACGACTAACGATGCGGTATTGCATCACCCGTGCCATTAAAGCAAAAGCCGGACTATGTGCGGCCAGTCGCGTTGTCATCTCCTTTTGCCTGTCAAAGCCTTTTGCCGCTTGTTCTTTTTTGGTTGCGAACCAATATATTTCTGCATCCTCGGTATGTGGGTCAAAAAATTGACCGTATAAACCTATGCCCGCCATCCATTCGGTTTTACCATTTTTACGGGCAACTTTTATGTAAATCTGTTTGTATCTGCGGAAGTCGTTTTTTTTATCAATTATCCATTCGCCTCTAATATTGTGTGATTTTCTTTTCCATCCATAAGCGCACCACATTACCATTGTTTGCCAGTCAAGCAAATTAAAAAACTCCTTACTACCCTTTGCAAATTGCAAATTATCAAAAAGGGTTATCGGGTGCATGGCCGCATCTTCGTCAAAGTAAAACGGGAATGATTTATCTTTGACCTTTTCCAAATCAGAAAGGTGCATCTTAACCGCCTTGACTACCCACGACGAAACAACGCTTTCGGGGTTTAGGCAGAAATCAATATACCGTTTTACTTTGTCTTTTGCACTCGTCAAAATCCTATTGCTTTTTTAGTAGGTCTTTGGGGTAAATTAATTAAAAAGGTACGCCGCCTTCAAAAGGCTTAGATGGTACATATTTGGGCTTCCTTTTTGATGCTGCCGTCTGTGAGCCTTTAAGCACCTTGTACTTTGCGGCCATTTTACTTTTTTTATCGCTCATGCTTTTATAGTATATTCCATAGCGCGGATTTACGCAATGGTTTTTTTATTGTCTTTGTGGCTTCAAGTATGGTATCAAAAAGGGTTTTATTGAATTGGTATAAATCTTTGTCGCACTCAATAACAAACTGTTCTATATTTCCGCTGCTTCGTAAATTTGCACTACCGTGCATTGTTATAAACATTCCGCACGCCGTTTCTATGTTTACAATTTTCATGTGTGTATCTGCAAATGAAAGTTGAAACGCCGCTTTGCCTGTGTTTAGTTTTTCGTAGGTGTATGGTATTAACCTGTCAACGCCGCGTTCAAATCCGTAAAACTCTGCCGATGCGATAATATTTAGCGTTTCAACAAAATCGCCATCAATTAAGTTTTGCAGGCTGTCAACGTTGTTTTGATTGTATCCCAATGTGGATATGCTTAACTCTTTGACCTTGTAATTATTTTCTACCACAAAAGCCTCGATAAAATCGCCAAAAATAAACGTACCATTTACCACGCAATAATACCGTTCACCCATTACAGGTTTAATTTCCTTTGCCAGTTCCTCGGCGTATTTGTACTTAATCCTATGCTTTGCCAGTCCGGCAAATACACGCGGTTTTTGATATTGCGTACATACGCCCATTGGGTTACGATTAACTTTATTGACTATCATTTTTATTTTTTTAGTAGGTCTTTTAGCGGGTCGTTTGGTTGGCTATCTTTTACACCTATGCTTGTCCTGTGTAGTGGTGAAAACCCTAATGTTTTGGATAAATTCAGCATGTTATTTAGTGCGTCCGTCTGCATTTTGATAAGTGGATTTATCATTATTGTAGTGCCGTTGTTTGTGTCGGTAATAAGGTCGTCATTTGCCATTTCCTTAACCGCCCGGTCATAAATGTATTTTTGTTGGCAGAATAATTCCAGTAAAACAAAATCGGCGTGTGTTAGTGTTTTCATTTGCTGCATAGCCGTCACTTGAGCATACCAAACATAATGCGCCTCTTTGTTTAATGTCGGCGGTGGCATTGGTACGCTTTCGACCGTGGGCAATTTAGCATAGTCGGGCAGGTGCCTGTCATCCCTAAATGTCCCCTTTGCCTTTTTGACTTCAACTGGTGTGTGTTTGGCCATTTTTAACCCGTTTTAACGCCTTATTGTTTACATTTATGCGTCTGTTATGCTCTGTTAGTGCTTTAAAGTCTCCGTTTTGCGCCTGTTCAAATACCATTAAATCAAGTGCGTATTGTGCTTTTATTGCGCCCTTTTCATAGTGTTTTGAAAATAGCGAATTAGGGTCATTGAATACCTGCAAAAATAGTGCCTTATCTTCAATATCCATTAGCGTACAAATTTGTTCGGGTAGATACCTTAACCCGCCAAAATTTTCTATTTCTTGCAGTTGATCGGCTGTAAATTCCATTTTTAGATTAGTCTAAACTTTTTTTTAGTGTACCCCCTGCCTAAAAATTGCCAAAGTATGTGTTTGGGGGCAGCGGCGGTGTTACCAACAAAGGCTTTTATGATGCAATACCCCCTCCCTTTGCTCTTTTGCGCTTGTATATCATTAGTCGCTTTGTTTTATTAAAGATATTAGATAATAAATGCAATGCTTTGCACATTGCGCCGCTATTGCGTGGCGTTACACTGCTTACTGTGTTATCTACTATATAGTCACGCTTCGCCGCTGGTACATAGTAGTACGTTATCGTTAGGCTACTGCTGCCAACATCAATAACCGAACCTATACTCATCCTACTGTAAACCATACACGACCTAATGAAGTGGTCGCTATCCTTTACAGATGCAAGCATTAGGCTATTGTATTGCCAATCTTGTTGTATTGTATCTCTCATTGCTTTGGCGTGTATGCGTTTAATACTTGTCTTTGGCATTCTGCTTTACCCATACCTAATTGCATATCCTTTAAGTATTTAGCAGTAGAATAACGTCTCATTTGTTCTAACCTGCCTTTTGTGCCACCTTTGTCATAAGCACCAACTAACAACTTTAATTGTGTCATCGGGTAAATTTCACAATGCTTTATAAAGTGTTCGCTATTACTTATTGATACTTGCATAAGTCCGCTATATTGTTCAATGCTTTGTACTGTACCCATTATTTACCTATCAAAATGGGAGTGAGCCTCGCGCCCACTCTTTTGGTTATGGTGTGTTTTACAAAGAGGCTGCCAGTTTGATCTATCCCAAACGCTACCGCCCTGCGTGATTGGTATAATGTGATCTACCGCATAAGTGACCGTATATATTCCCAATTCTAAGCACTTTACACAAAATGCGTTTTCCCTTTGCGACTTAAACGCTTTACGCGCCCGCCTCCATTCACTAGAATTATAAATGTCTGAATTATCTACCTTTCTACTGATTATCTTTTCGGGCTGCCTTTTGCGTCTTTTGTGTGTAATTGTTGGCATATTGCAATCTATTAATGCAAAGGTATAGTATTTGATTGTTATTTTGTTAACTGATTGATATTTTTTGTGTAATTGCCTAAATTTTGGTATAAAAAAAGCCGCCCATCTTACAACGGAGCGGCAAAAGAAAAAAACTGAAAAACCGTATTTTATAAACTCACATCTTTTTTCGATTGATACAAGGCACTGGTAAAAACCTTAAATTTGCATCTAAGGTTTTTTAAGCAATGCAATTCTTTATACGTGTTTTTTACTCTTTGGTTTTGGGTAACCGTCCCGATTTACACCAGGACGGAAAACCCCAAAAAACCAAATGAAAACAATCTTTATTCAATAACCCGTCACGATGCGCATAATTTAGAGGCGTTACGGGTCTTATTTTACTTAAAAGCCGTTTATATTTCTACAAAGCGGCCACCATGAAAACCAATTATATTCTTTACTCGTGGAGGCATGGGAATCGAACCCAAAAAACAAGCCTAATTAATCAAAATCAAACTTTCCTAAACCCCCGTTTTAAAAGTGCCGCCAACTCTCGTTTGAATTGACGGCCTCCCATGTATATTAATCTCATGAAAAGTGGTACTACAAAGGTAGGTAAATTTTTTCAATTTGCAAGTGCGTTAACATTTACTCTTTGTTTTCTTCTTTTAGCGTTTCGCTATTTGGCAATTCTATTTGTGCAAGAAATACGCCGCTTTGTTCTAGGTATTCAATTTGCGATTCAACTCGTTTGATGTAAAAATTTGCATCCTGAGAATTTTGAAGGTGTACGCTATTTGGGCTGCCTTTATCTGTTGATAGCCAATTCCTTGATTCGCTTTGTTGGTATGCTAAAAAAAACTCCCTAAGCCCAAAAAGGTCTTCAATCGTTTTTGCGTTTTTTATTTTTTCGATAAAGTCCATTTTTATGTGTGTTTTATTTTGTGAATAATATTTTTCCAATTTCTATTAATCCAAATCCAGCAATTACGCCAAATATTAGGGTTAATAGTGTGTACTTGTCGGGTGTTTTTAGTTTCATTGCTGTGAATACTCCAAAATATTGCGATTGATCATAAACCGCAATACCGCAACTGCCCACAAAGACGGTAATAAGAATAAGGAATACCCCAAATATAAAAATGTTGTGGTAATTTAATTTCATTGTATTTTTCTATTTTTAAGTGTGTTTTTAAAAGCACCCCAGCCAACTTTATGACCGGAGTGCTGCGCTTCCTCATAAGCGTTAGTTTTTAATATTCGATTTCTTGTTTAAAATGCCGCAAGTTCACTAACTTGATCGTTAGACAAAGAATAAAATAAACTGATTCCTGTAAAAAGATTAGAAACCCTTGTTTCCTTTACAATCACATCGACTCTTTGATGCCCGTTTTTTACTGCTGAATTAAAGCGGTGGTGTCCATCGCAAATAACCAAGACATCATCTTTGTTTGTGAAAACTTCTATTACTGAATCAGTGAAAGATACACTACCCTCGCTAATCTCAAACTCTTCATTTGTTAAGCGCGGCATAATGTCGTATATGCTTACATTTAATGCACTTCCTGCTTCTACATCATCAAAAGATGATGCATTATTGTAATTTTTTGCCCACCAAGACAATCCAGTCTTATTTTTTTGCAACAATTCCAAAGAGAGCATAATTTTTATATTTTAAGATTAAGTGAGTGCGTTACCGCTTTTTGATGATACAAAGATACGGGTACTTTGTATTATTGTGGTAACTTTTATTCATTTTTTTTCAGAAAAAAGTGTTAAAGTTTTTTCAATTATTTCTGAAAGATTTACAGGTATCCAAAAAACCTAACCCCGTCTTGTGTGTATAAGTGTGTTACATTGAGGTAAAAGTAAAGATTATTATATTCGTCAAAATAATAGTCGTCGCTTGGTGCTTCTATCCATTTTTCCGCTTGCATTTGAGGCAAACTATTTGCAACCGCAAAAACCACATTTGTAGTTTTGTAGTCCCTTTTCACAAAATCTGCATTCTTAAACACTTGCATCATTGTATTGTATATTTAGTAGTTAGTGAAAAATTTGCCCGCTTTTACACGGGCGTTTTGTTGGCGTTGGCTTAATCATATCTTTTAGATAGCCAATTTTCAAAACCAATTTTTTGGTCTTTTGCATCTAAATTGTTAAATTCTACGAATCTATTAGATACCCACTCATGCAAAGTTTGCATTTCAGAAAAAGGCAAGCCAGTAGATTGCATTAGCCTATTAATAAAAACGTCGTAACAGTTTTTTAATGCTTGTGTAATTTCAATTGCAGTATTCATAATATTTTATTTAAGTGAGTGAGTAATTAGTACGCTGTGCGTTTTTGTTGATACAAAGATACGGTACTTAGTTATTAAAGTGGTAACAAAAAAGCAATTATTTTTCATAAAATTACATTTTTATTTTTCAAAAACTTCTGAAAGTATATAAACGATTGATAATCAATAAAAAAGCCGCCCGATTTACAACGGAGCGGCCAAAATTAAAATAATCTCACTTAATAAAAATATAAAAATATAAAAATAAAATACAAAAACTCCAACCAAATAAAGATCGCATTTTTAAAAGCGTATAAATTAGCATCCAAATGCAGGCACTAAAAATAAACGCATTTCTGCAACCTTTATTAAAACTTCCATCTTGTTCACTCATTACGGTAATTTTTTGATGTACCTAATGAGTATATAGCCTAGGACTAACGCCCCACTGGTAGAAAACAAAGCAAACCGAACGCCCATAAACGGGAATACTGATACAAGCAATCCAATCACGCCGCAAATAACAAAAGGGTAATCCATAATGCAAGCGTATAGAACAGATTTATTGCCGTAACGTTTTTTAACCCAGTCTGTTACAAACCATAACGGATAGGTTATATCTCGCATTAATAACCATAACGCCGCACCTATGCCAGCGCCGGATATGGCTGCCATAATCTGCATATAAAAGGTCAAAAATAAATCCGTTGTTTGCTCTGTCATGGTTATTTTTTTGCGCAAAGATATACGATATTTTTTTATTTGCGCAATGTTTTTATTTGCTCAAAGATTCGCCCCAAAAGTGCATAGCGGCAAAAAATAATCCCCATCCAACAAACAGCATTATGTAGCACCAAAATAATGTCTTTTTAAGCGTTCTAATTTCTTTTAAGTATGCGAGGCGCGTATCCATTAGGCCAATGGCGTATTGCGCTTAATAATGTAATTTTCCAGCCGTTCCAGTTCTGTTAGATTTTTTTGATTTACTACTTCATATTCGTTTGCCTCCCAAACATCCATTTCTTTGTAGTGCGGTAATACTACATCATTGTGATAATTTACCGCTGACTTTATTGATAGTATTTGCCCAATCGCGCTATCTTGGTGATGTGGTTTTAACTTCAAAGTGTTTGACATTTTTTTATATTTTATGATAAAAAGAATGATTCACCAATCCAAATATCGCCATCGGGCAATTCGACATTCCCACTAGAAAAATGAAACCCCTTTCTGTCTTTCCAAAAAAAACAAATAGCGCCTTCGTGGTCGGATGTTGCCGCTAGATTAGAAATAGTTCTATTATCTATTTTGCCCAACATAGAAATGGTTCTTTGTTGTTGATAATTATTGTCTCCAAAAACCGCAACACCCCTAAATATGGTTACATTTTGCAGTTCGCAATAACTATGCTCTTTTATGAATTTTAAAGGTATCTTTGTCATCGTCTTTTATATTTTATTGGGCGAAATTTGCCCGTTTTTAGGCGGGCGTTTTGTGTGATGTTACGCTACTTTTATTTTTAAAGACTTGCAAATTTTTTTCAATTGTGCGTCAGTCCTAAATGCAAGGGTAAAAAACAAATCGCCTGCATCAAAAGGCTTATTATTTAACATTGCTGATTTTCTAGCCTCTCCTATTATTGCGTCAATCATTTTACTTTTCATAATATTTTATTTAAGTGAGTGAGTAAAAAGTAAGCCCGTTTTTAGGCGGGCGTTTTGGTGGTTATTATCTTTAAGCCATTAGGCTCGATTGGGCGCAAAGTATCGCTATTTGCATAGATGTCGATTTATATGCCTTTTCTACGTCTGTCCAAGTCTTAAATTCTTTGCCTAATCCCTTACCCGGGTTATTAGTCTCCTTTCTTACTGCTATGTAATTTGATTTACCAGTAACCTGTAAAAAAGAAAACAAATTGCCGCCTGCCTTTACGGTGATGCTTTTATATTCTGAACCGTTTTGAATTGTGGTATTTACGTTTGACATAATATTTTATTTAAGTGAGTGAGTAATTAGTACGCTGTGCGTTTTTGATAGGTCAAAGATACGCCCACTTCGCATTAAAGTGGTAACATTTAAT